ATGATGAATCAGTAGATAATTTAGCAAAAGCAATGCAAGATACAGCAGTTTATGTTGCAGATGTTATTCGAGGGATTGGCGTACTTGCTGCTAAGTTGAAAAGTTTTCCGGGAATGGATATGCCTATTCAAAGTTATATCCAATTAATTCCAATTATTGGCTCATACATTAACGCATTGGCAAATTTAGGCAAAACTTCTAGAGGGGGATCAGCTAACAATCCAGCAGAGGGTATTGCACATTTAGCCGAGTTAGAGTCTAAGTACACTGCTGCAACTCTAAAGTCCAGCAAGAAAATTACAACAGAACAAGCAAAGCAACTCAAAGCCAAGCAGTTACAGTTAGCAATCGATAAGGCTAACCTCGCCCTTGGCAAGGGTAGTGATGTTTTTGACATGGAGAAGATTTCCCTTGCAGCAGCTGAGAAGAACGCAGCCGAGCAACTGGGTAAGGTAACTAGCCAGGCACAACTGCTACAGATTACTAACGACCTTGCTCGCCTAGAAGTCAAGCAATCTATTCTTGCTCTAGAAGAAGCAATAGCCTCTAAGGATGTCGCAGCCATTACTGCTGCAACCAATAAACTCAATGCAGACCTTGGTGTGCTTGGTGCGCTCAATGGTCAAAGCCTGAAACTCACTGAGATCAAGGGCATCCTCGATGCACTGCTTCCGAAAGATTTAATTAACCTAGCCAACCTGAATGAGGCTATAAGGCTACTAGGGCTTATAGGAGGCGGCGCAGGTGGCACTGTGACAAAGAACGCTACGCCTATTTTAGGCGATCCTAATGCTAGTCCTAGTGGCATACCTACAAAACAACCAATGACGCCTGCTGAGATAAATGCAGCATTAATTAAAGGCAGCTTTGTTCCTGTCGGTGATGGCGCAGGTGGTGGAGGATCTTATGCTTCCAGTGGTTTCCCTGGCTCAGATAAAGGCTATCCTGCTACTAGCGGTGGCAACACAATTATTGTAAATACTGGCATCGGTGATCCAAACGCTATCGCTGAGGCTATTGACCAAGTCCTACAGGATGCAGTAAGTCGTGGAACACTGAGAGTCGCTTAACAATGACATGGCTTCCACAGTGGCGAGTAACAGTAGGAGATGATGTCTATACGACTGTCACCTCTGTTTCCTATGCAACTGGTCGGTTAGATATAGATCGGCAAGCCACAGCAGGTTACTGCCAAGTTCAGATAGTCAATGCCGATAACTCAGCCTTTACAATCAACATCACCGAGCCAATCACTATAGAAGTAAAGAACTCAGCAGGTACTTATAAACAATTATTTGCTGGAACTGTTTCAGACTTCAACATTGGGGTTAGAAGCCCAGACGAGACAGGCTTTGTCACTACTGGCACTATCTTAGGTATTGGCGCATTATCTAAACTACCTAAAGCTGTTTATAATACAGCTCTTGCCTCTGCAAGAGATGGCGAACAGATCGCGCTTATTCTGGAAGCAGCCCTAAGTGGTACATGGGATGAGGTTTATCCGACTTTAACTTGGGCTACTTACCCAGCAACAGTTACATGGAATCAAGCCGAGAATTCTTTAGGTCAGATAGATCAAGGCGAATATGACATGATCCAAATCAACGCATCTGCATCTGCTAAGAGCCAGACCCTTGTAGATCAGATAGCCAATAGCGGATTAGGCATTATCTCAGAAGGTCCAGACGGCTTAGTTTATTATGCCGATGCAGACCACCGCGAAAACTATCTTCTTGCCAATGGTTACACAGACCTAAATGCAGCTTATGCAACTCCTAGCAGTATTCAGTCACAGACCCAGACTGCTCGCTTACGCAATAGCCTTATCTATAAATACTCCACAGGTTATGCATCGCTTGTAACCTTGACAGATAACGATTCAATAGCAACCTATGGTCTATTCGAGAAATCTACAGAATCTAACATTCTCAACACTGTTGATATGCAGCAAATTGCCGTAAATGAACTATTTTTACGCAATACCCCTAGAGGCTCACTAGGTGCTATCCGCTTCCGCCTAGATAACCCAGACCTGCCTAGCGCAATGCTTGATGATCTTCTCACCACGTTTTGCAATGAGCCTGTATCTATTGACAACCTACCAAACAACCTGCTCGGTGGAACCTTTGAGGGCTTTGTGGAAAACATAGCTGTCAGTGCCACTCCTACCTATGTCGATATGACTCTCTATGTCTCAGCCACAGACTTCTCAATTCCACCTATCTAAGAAACCTCAATGATACAATTACTCAATCATCCCGACTGGAGAACTAACTAATGGCAACTACTACACCCAATTTTGGTTGGCCAGTACCAACCTCCACCGATCTAGTTAAAAATGGCGCAACAGCCATTGAGGGTCTTGGAGATGCTATAGATGCTTCACTCCTTGATCTCAAAGGCGGCACGACTGGTCAAGTCCTTGCAAAGGCAACTAACACAGACATGGACTTTTCATGGGTTGCACAGGATGACTCAAATGCAATTCAAAATGCAATCGTGGATGCTAAAGGCGATCTCGTTGCTGCTACGGCAGCGGACACTCCAGCACGACTAGCAGTTGGCACTAATAACGCTTTACTTACAGCAGACAGTTCACAAGCTACAGGATTAAAATACGCTGGATTATGGACTACCTTTACTCCTACTATTTCGGGAGTTACTTTGGGTAATGGCTCAAAATCGGGCAGTTATTGCCAAATAGCAGATACAGTATTTTTTAGAGTTGTAATGACTTTGGGTAGCACTACATCTATTACGGCAGAGATCGACTTAACATTACCAACAACTGCATCGGGATACAGTACCTTAGATTTTATGAATGTTTCTAATCAGGTTTATGATGCATCAGCTTCGGCATTTTATGCATCTACTGCAAATATCGCTGTGGGAAACACTGTAAGAGTTGGAACGCTTAACACCTCTGGAACTTATGGTAGTTTTTCACAACTTGGAAATGGTGTACCAATAACTTTTGCTTCTGGAGACTCCATTTCTTGGCAAGGCTTATACCGAACTAGTTAAAAAGGAGAAAACAAATGACTAAAGATGAACTAATTGCATCATGTCGTGCAGAAAATCCAACGATGACTTGCACCATTAACGATGAGACTTTTCTTCTGAATGATGATGAGTACGAGCAAGCACTGAACGATTGGGCACAAATGCGCTTAGAACAAATTGCTCGCGAATCTTTAACTGATGAAGCCACAGCTGAGTAAAGCTGCTAAACAACTTAGGGAACAGTTCGATGACACATTCCCAAGTCGTGACCGCACATCGGATGGCTGGATCGGTGATACCCGACACGCGTCTCGCCCTAGCGATCATAATCCCGATGCTAATGGCTGGGTTCGTGCCATCGATGTTGATCGTGATGTCAGTGGTAAGTCCAAGCCAGACCTTATGCCAGATATTGCAGATCAGATTCGTCTCTTATGCAAGTCTAAAAAAGAACGCAGAATTACCTACATTATCTTTGATGGTCGTATTGCCTCAAGCAAAAAGCGTTGGGCATGGCGAGAGTACACAGGGGCTAACAAACACACACACCACTGTCACATCTCGTTTGCGAAAGAAGCTGACGATGATGGGGCTTTTTTTCAAGTACCTATGTTAGGCGGAGAATAATGAACATAAAGCATCCAGTAGTAATCGCAGTCGGAGCGTTCTTAGCAGTATGGGGAACGACATCTAACTTCTCTCTAGACTATCGACAGATTCTAGGCGCAATCGTGGCTGGAGTATTTGGCTACGCGAGCCCTAAAAAATGACACAGTCAGACTTCTTTACTCTCTACCTGGCTACTCTTGCAGTGCTAGGTGGTCTATCGGGCTTTGTCATCACGCACCTTTTGTCTGAAATTAAAAGACTTAACGGGCGTGTTGATGAGATCTATAATCTACTTCTAGACCGATAATTTTCCCATGGCAAGAAAAGCGACTAAGGATCTAGTAGAGCAAGATTACTCAGCTCTCGATGCTTACTGCATTGGCATGTATGAGTTCGCTCAAAGTCTAAAGCGAGCAGGCTTTGACGAAGAAACTGTCTTAGGAATCATTGTAGAACGATCAGCCTACCCTGCATGGATTTTGCCCGATCCCATAGAGCCAGAGAAGTTTGGCGATTATGAAGATGAGGACGATGATTAAGAAACGCTATCTGGTCATATCGGATCTACAGATCCCCTATCACCATGAGCAAGCCGTTAAGAATCTTATAAAATTAGTAAAGCGTGAGAAGTTTGACCTCATTCTAAATACTGGTGACGAGCTAGATATGCAGTCACAAAGCAAATGGGCACAGGGCACTAAGTTAGAATGGGAGGGAACGCTAGATGCTGACAGAAGCCTTGCGCAGAATATTTTGTATGACCTCGGCACAACAGATGTCACTCGCAGCAATCACACAGACAGGCTTTACCATACGCTATTACGAGCACCTAGCCTCATTGGACTCCCAGAGCTTGAGTACGCCAAGTTTATGGACTTTGCAGGACTCGGCATCCGATTCCACAAAAAGCCATTTGAGTTCCACAGGGGCTGGGTTCTAGTACATGGCGATGAAGGATCGATGAACTCTAATGCTGGACTTACAGCTCTTGGTCTGGCTAAGAAGTTCGGCAAGTCGGTAGTCTGCGGACATACCCACAGGGCAGGCATTAGTGCCTTTACAGAGGGCATAGGAGCCTCGTACAGGACTTTGTGGGGCTTAGAGGCAGGTAATGTTATGGACAAGAAAAAAGCCTCTTATTTGAAGGCTGGCAGTGCTAATTGGCAGATGAGCGTGGCAGTCATAGAAACGCATGGAGATCGTGTAAGTCCTATGCTTGTGCCTATAAACAAGGATGGGTCATTTACCCTTTATGGACGATTATACGCTTGACATAAAGCGCACACTTGACGATGCAGTGGACGCTGCAGAATTGTTATCATTTCGTTATCTAAATTAACCAGGAGATAATCTGTCGGTATGCCACACTAATATCGTAAGCAGTCAAGGGCACTGCTACAGATAGGTACATAATGACGATAGAAGAAAAGGCACTACTTATATGTCTTATAGGTATTATCTTTGGCATGATTTTAGTAGCTGTAGATGCTTATAAGACAGGCTATGAAAGAGGACAGCGCGAAGGCTGGCATCGAGGGCGATCACTTAGCCGTCAGGAGTACTGGGAAGAATGATCGCTAAAGAGATTTTACTATCAGCCACTGACACAATTAGAGATCGTGGGCTTACCTATGGTCATCCAGCCGATAATTTAGAGCACACAGCCATGCTCCTAAGTGCTTACCTACAGATGCCGATCCACGATTACCAGGTGGCAGGGATCATGGTGCTAGTCAAACTGGCTAGGACTAATCAGTCAGCCCAGCATGTCGATAACTGGGTGGATCTATGCAGCTATGGTGCACTGGCTGGGCAACTAGCCACAGAGGAAAGTGAGTTATATGTTTAATCTAGCCGACTATGAGACTGTTGAGGTGAGACTTGAAAAGTTTATTAAGGACTATCCAGATTTTCGCATTGCTACTGAGTTGGAAGTGTGCGACAAAGATCGATATGTTGTTAAAGCATATCTTTACAAAGTTACTGCCGATCTTGTTGCATGGACAACAGGGCTCGCGGAGGAGAAGGTTACTGATAGAGGCGTTAATAGCACTTCAGCATTGGAGAATTGCGAGACTTCGGCGATCGGCAGAGCTCTTGCTAATGCAGGTTATGCTGCTAAAGGGAAACGACCAAGCCGCGAAGAAATGAGCAAGGTCGTTGCTACAAAAGTAGTG